TTTTTTTATTTGAAAGGCTTTGCTGCCGCTTTAGCTCAGTTGGTAGAGCACTTCCATGGTAAGGAAGGGGTCGTCGGTTCAAATCCGACAAGTGGCTTAATATAAAACGTTGGTGCTGTAGGTGTTTCGCTAATATGCGAAGCTTTTTTTATTTGCCTAAAAATAGCAAAACACCTTATTCGACACCTTATTTACTAGATTTATAGAAATTATCAAAAGTTTTTGCTGCTTCTGAGTAACCATCTTCAGTGATATGTGCATACGTATTTAATGTAACTTTAATATCTGAATGTCCTAAAATGTTTTGAATGACTTTTACATTAATACCTTGTTCGAGAAGGAAGCTTGCAGCAGAATGACGCAAATCATGAAATGATATTTTAGTAAGATCGTTATTTTCTTCTTTCTCTAAAAATCGATTAAACATTCTAGTGACAGAAGCGGGGGTAAAAGGGGTACCGTTGTCATGACTAAAGATTAATATAACGGTTTTCCCATCTAAATCTTTTGCCCCTTTCCATTGCAAACCTAACTTATCTTTGTTTTTTTGCTTTTCTTTTGCAAGTTCTTTAATTTCTTCCATCAGTCCAGCAGGAGCGGGGACAATTCTTTTTCGCTTATTTTTAGTTTCATCTAGCTTTATGCCTTCGCTAGCACTCTTTATAACTGCTCTATAAACGTTAATTGTATTTTTATTGTAATTCATATCTTTAGTTGTTAAACCGATGACTTCGCCACGTCTAAGACCGCAATAGAGCGCTAATTTAATCATTACTTGTTGATATTTTTGTAATATCTTAATGCGATCTATTAACACTTCTATTTCACGTCTATTATAAATATTTTTTTCTGGCACTTTATAGGTAGGTTTTTTCACTGATAAAGATACGTCTGTTTCAGTAATTCCCCACAAAGTAGCATATTTAAATAAACTTCTAATAACTCGATGATGTCCCTCTAAAGCGCTTGAACTAACTCCTTTTTTTTGAACTTCATGAAAGTAGTCGAGCAACTGCATAGTTGTAATTTTACTTATTTTTTTCCTCTCAAAATAAGGTATAATCCAGTTTTCGAGAAAGAGATTATACTTATCAATAGTATTTCCTTTTAGCTCTCTTTTTGCGTAATTTATGCGCCATTTCTCCACAAAGTCAATAAATCGCATATCTTTTATTTCTGTGTAATCGCTCGAATAGACATAAGCTTCAAAATTAGAAAGTTCTAGTTTTAACGCTTTTACTGTTTTAGCTGTGACGTTTTTTGTTTTGCGTATTTGTTTTCCGCGTGCATCATATCCCTTTGAGACTCGCAACTCGTATTTATTGTTACCTAAAGAAACATAACTAGCCATCAGATAGACTCCTTTTTATTTTTTTCATCTATTATTTTTTTAATGCGAGTGAGAAATTTTATAAAATTATATTTAAATTCTTGATATTCTTCTTCGCTTATTTCTTTGTCTGGATCAGTATTATTTATATGTCCTACTTGTAAATATTCCCTCCCTTCTTCCTCCATTTCTCTATTGAAGCGGTACATAGTATCTCTTTGTTTCATAATTAATCCTCCTTTCGCACATACGTTCTTTTTTCGGTAAAAAGAAAAGCCCGGAGGCTCTCTTTTATTTAAATTCAATATTGATAGTCATCGATTTAGTAATTTCGTCATACGTTTCACTGTTATAGACTGGCGATGTTTTTATAGTTACTTTATTTATTTTATCCACGTTGTCTTTTTTTAATATACAAATAACATATTCATCTTCAACTATGACATCTGGTTGTACAGTGAAGACACCATTTATACCAATGTTGTCAGTCATAACATCAATTTGTTGTTTTTGGTCTGTGATGATATAATCAATTCCATTAAAATTTAGCGCATTTTTCCCAGTGTTTTCTAAATCATATTTAACTTGTATTGTGTAGTAAGGATCTGTTACAGGGACTTTTCCACCGCTAAATTCCTCTTTTTCTGCGTCACTGACATTCTCTCGTTTAAAGATTTTTACATCCTTAATTAACATATTTAAGTCGCCTAAATCTACTTTTATTTTTGGAGTTGCAATCTTTTCAAGAGTCACTTTAGTATCGTAATCTTTATCTTTAGTCCATTCTCCCACTTTCAATAAAAGTCCATCTTCTACATATTCATCTGATGTATTATTATCTTTTTTATTTTTCACTTCGGCACTGCCATCAGAATAATTTTCTTTTCTTGTATTATCTGTTCCACCACATCCTGTTAAAAAAATACTAAAAGCTAACATAAATCCCGCTAATAAAGCTATCCCTTTTTTCATATTCATCTCTCCCTATATTTTTATATTTAGCACCCATAATCATAAGGATAAAAAGAGTTATCCTCCTGGAAAACTTGAATGGTAGAGCCAAAATGTATAATATAATTACCATTATTATACATTAGTCCATATTTTTCTCTATAATTCTCTACTACTTCAATCAAAAATTTTTCAGTAACATTTAAAAAAGTAGCAGCTTCATAATATGTTCTGTAGCCAAGATCGTAGCATAAAGCAAGTGTTTGTAAATTTACTAAGCATTCATGAGATTTACGACGAGCGAATTTTTCTTGTTTAATATTATCGATGTTATTAAAATTTGTTATATCTCCAACGGTGTATTTCCAATGCATTGCCTCTTCTATAATAGTACATCTAAGCTCACTTTCTGTTAACGATGGATGCAGATGGACAACTTTATTTTGTATAAAGCCAAATAATTTCGTCGGCAAGCTGTTGTCAATAATGAAATTCAATTCCGGAAATTCTTGTTTTAGTTCAGAACTTGTTTTATTCATCTATGAACCTCCTAAAAAAATTGTATTTAGGCTATTCCTCTTTTTGCGAACGTATAAACTTGAGGTATTTTTCTATTTCTATTCTTTCATCTTCTGTTAAGTCATCATCGATATGAGCTGCAAGTAAGTCGCTGTTGTCGAATGCTTCTTTTCCTAATAGATAATCAGTCGTCACATTGAAATATTCAGCAATTTTAAGTAATGTGGAATAATCTGGTTCTCTTGAACCTTGCTCATAATTAGCAATCTGACCGCGAGAAAAGCCTAATTCATCAGCTAACTTGTACTGAGATATTCCTTTTTTCTTTCTTAGTTCTGAAAGTCTATTGCCAAACACTTTTAACACCTTCTTTTGTATTTATTACACTAATTATAAGAAACAAATAGTTTCTAGTCTATTAAAAAAATCAAAAGAAACAAAAAGTTTCTAAAAATGCTTGACAGAAACGATATGTTTCTGATATAGTTTGTTTATCGAGAAACGAAGTGTTTCTTTTTAGGAGGTGAACAATTTGAGAGAAAAGCTTGTTAAATTGAGAGGCAAGCGCTCTAGACAAGATGTATCAAAAGATTTGGGCGTGACTCCTCAAATGCTTGGTGCAATTGAAAGGGGAGATAGAACCCCCTCTCTAAATTTAGCTAACAAAATTGCTAATTACTACAATGTTCCGATTGAAGATATTTTTTTTAATAACAAAGACACATATTGTGTCTAATAAGTACAGGAGGCTAGAAAATGAGTAACGAAGAGTTAACTTTGTCAATCAAAACTCGTCAAAGAGAAGATGGGTCTGCATATAATGCCATTCAACTTGGCGACTGGAAAGTAGGACAATTTGTAACAGGTGTTCATTTAGAAATACTGGGTGGTAAACGACCAAAGTTAATTATTGAATGCTATCCAGAAAGAATAGATGTGGATGGTTTAGAAGTAGAGGCTTTTTTAAAACAAATAGAGGAGGAAGAAAAATGAATAACATCAAACAAGCAATTATTAAATTAGAAACAATTTTAGAAAATGGTAATGAAATAGAGAATAGATTATTCGTTAAGTACAACACTATAAAAAACATTTTAGATTTACTTGAAAAAGATCAAGAGCTAAAAATTATCAAAATGGAAGTAGAGCTAAATGGAGTAGATGATTCCATAGAAAACGCTACTTTGTTAGGAACGAGATTAAGCGAAGCCAACTCTTTGGCTGAAGAATTGGCTAGGACTATAAACTCGTTAGAAATTAAGGTGAAGTGAAGCTTTTCCAAAAAGAATAGGAGGTTAAAAAATGAATGACAACATTAAAAAAGCCGGAAACGAAATAATCAAGGAGTTAGAAATATCATTTAATCCATACACAAGAGTAGTAATTACTGTAGATGGAGTGAGAATTGTTGAGGATTTAGCGTTTGAACCACTCCGTGTCAGTTCTGATACAACCGACACGAAGCAATGATTAATTAACTCTGTTATAACTATGAACTTTATCCAATTGAGACAAAGCAGTTCCTAGTGAACCAGAATGAATAAAACTTAAATACTCTGATTGAGAAACATTGTGATAGTGATAGATAGAGCCGTCATTAAATTCGATTTCTAAAATATCATTTTCCCAGCCAACGCTTCTGATTCTACTAGAGGAAACATGATTTCTTTGCATAAATATCACCTCCCTTCACAAAAACTATAGCATTGTGAAAGGACGAACAGAAAGGAGAACAAAATGTCAAATTTACAAGTAATTGCAAATGATATGTTGCCAGTTCTAGAAAATGAAAAAGGCGAGAAATTTGTAAATGCACGGGAACTACATCAAAGCTTGCAAGTTGGAAAAAAATTCACTACTTGGATTACTGACAAGCTTAGTAATTATGGATTTTCAAAGGATGAAGACTATTTCCCAATTTTGGGAGAAAGTACATTCGGTAGACCCAGAACAGAATACTTATTAACTTTAGACACTGCTAAAGAATTAGCAATGGTACAAAACAATGAAATGGGTCGAGCAATTAGAAAATACTTTATTGAAGTAGAAAAACAAGCGAGGAAATTAGCAACTGAATATCCAACATTTTCTTACATGATAGATGACCCAGTCGCTAGAGCTAAAAAGTGGATTGAGGAGCAACAAGAGAAGCAAGAGGCTTTAAATCAAATCGAGGAACAAAAACCGAAAGTGATTTTTGCAGATGCTGTACAAACGAGCGAGAATACAGTTTTAGTAAAAGACTTAGCGACAATCCTTAAACAAAATGGCTTAGATATTGGGCAAAACAGGCTTTTTGAATGGCTAAGAGGAAGCGGATATTTGCTAAATAAAGGGACTTATTATAACAAGCCATCGCAAAAGGCAATGAACTTGGGATTATTCGAGCAAAAAACGCATATTCATACAGATAGGAATGGATTAATGGTGACAACATACACGCCGAGAGTGACCGGCAAAGGGCAAGTTTACCTATTAAACAAACTACTTGAAGAACATGGTTTAGTTTTAAGCTAAGCACCGCCTACCACAACGGTGCTTACAGACAACTTAGTCACTGGGGAGCGACTAACAATAGTATATAACGATAAGTTGTTAATTAGTCGCAAAAAAATAAACAAAAGAGGGATTGAGATATTGTGTTTCAAAAATCAGTAACAGCAAGTCAAGCGATGCAAGTTTTAGCAGAAACTCGCACACAAAAAGAGCTAGCAATAGACAGTTATGTAACGCCAGCACTGATAAGCAATCAAACGAAAGGGAAACGAACGGTTTCGCTTGAACAAGCGGAACAGTTAATTGATAGCTACAACGAACCAGAAAGCACTTTTATGTTTGCGCATGAATTTAGTAATGGAATGATACCACCGCTTTTCGACGGCTTAGACAGCCACCACGCTTCTTTAACTAACCGCTTTGAATTAGAAGTGGCGGAAGCGATAAACACGCTAAAAAACGGCTTAGAGACGATGACATTCAATTTAAGAAAAGGTGACATGCTACAACGAGAAGCCGCGAAACAAGCAATTTCAGAAATAACAGATGTGATTGCAACAGCTTTAACTCTAAATACAAGTATAGCAAGAACATTCAACATAGATTTACAACAAGTTTTAAGTAAACGTGATCAATATTATAAAAAGTTAGGAGTGGTTAAAAATGACGTTTAATGCAATAACAGCGCCGGAGTTATTAGAAAAAATGAAGCAACAAGGTATTGAAATTAGTCGTTCTAAGCTCTACAAAATGGTTAAACAAGATGAAATTCCATACACGAAAATTGGTTCTAATCTATTTTTTGTAGAAGACCAAATAGAGGCATGGGTAAGAAATGGCGGGACAGCTAGTCAGGCGGTAAAAGCTTGAAAGTGTTGTTCAGCATCTTAGTAATAATAGCAGCGGCGTTAGCGTTAATAAATTTATGTAATTTGATTTTAATTCTGATTTTAGTATAGGAGGGCTACAACAATGACAGAAAGAGTTTTTAGAAAGACAACAAACTTCGGAGATAGCGAAATTCATACAAATAGTAAAACAAAAATGATAGCTAATCCGGCATTTCAGCAGAAAATTCCGTTAAACGAAACAGGTTGCGAGAAAATGGCGGACTATATCGAAGAGTTAAAGTTAAAAGGTTATGAGGAGGTCACAAGATAATGGATGTTATTGCAGTAATGATTTTCGTGTCGTTTATGTCAGTGATCGCGGGATATTGGCTGAGAGGAAGTGATAAACATGGTTGAGAATCCACTTGTAGTTGATGATCTTTGGGACGATGGTTTTAGACATTAAAAAAGACCCACGTAGCAGCGCAGGTCCGGGATTTGAGATATTACCTTAAGAAAATTATACCTCAAATTCACATATTAATCAATGGAGGTAACATATATGAAAATCGTATTTAAACAACTTACTTTAGAAAATTTCAAGAATCATAAAAATTTAGTAGTGGACTATGAACAAGTAACACAAATTAGTGGGAAAAACGGCTTCGGTAAAACAAGCATAGGCGAAGCTGTAACATGGCTACTTTATGGCACGGATTTGTTAGGGACAAAGATTGAACCACAGCCACTCGGAACGGAAGAGGAAGTGCATGTTTCGCTATTAGTAAACGCAGATGGAAAAGATTTGTTACTAACTAAAAAGCAAAAGAAAACGGCTAAATATGCAATTAATGAAGTTCCTCGAAAAGCAACTGAATTCGCTGATATGATTGACTCTTTATTTGAAAAAAATCTATTTTATTCACTATATAGTCCCGGTTATTTCTTTTCACAACATTGGCAAACACAGCGAGAGCAATTACTTTCTTATGTGACTGAACCAGGCGAAAAAGAAGTTTTAGAAGAAATGAACGAGGTTGATAAAACGCTTCTTTCTACAGAGCTCAATAAGCATCTTTTAGACGATTTAGAAGCAGTGAATAGAGAAACATTCAAAAACTCTGATAAACAGTATGAGCGTGCTTCTGAACGAGTATTGACACTTAAAGAACAACTGTCAAATGCTAGCGAAGTAAACATGGATATCAAAGAGATTGCAGAGCAAAAGGATGCTTTAATCGCAGAAAGAACAGCAATTGAATTAAAAGAAGATAAAAATGTGCAATTACGAAATGATTATGCAGATGCAGAACAAAAAATAAATGCGCTAAAAGAAAGGATTCTTAGAAAAAGAGAAGAAGCATTAAATGTGCGAGAACAAAAAATAGAAGAAAACTGTGAATATTGTGGACAAACTTTACAAGGTGATTCCATCGAATATGCAATTCAACATCAAAAAGAGCATTATAACAGACTTGTAACAGCAGGAAAAATAATGGTCGAAGAACTAGAAGTAGCGAAAGAACGTTTTTCCAAACTAGAAAATCCAGAGAAAAATTTTGATCGTATTAAATATAAAGAAATTGATGAAAAAATACTAGAGTTGCTTGGCTATATTCAATCTGCTAGACAAATTGAAAAGTTAAATAAACAAATTGTTGAGTCAGAACTTGAACAACAGCGCATTAGAAAACAACGCAATAAATCACAATCAATTGTTGAAGCTATAAAACGATTTAAAGCTAAAAGAAGTGATTTGATGGTTGAAAAAGTGAATGGATTGTTCGAAAACATCACGATTAAGTTATATGAAGTGCTAAAAAATGGTACAGAAAAGCCAACATTCGAAGTGGAGTGGCAACAAAAGCCTTATAGCAAATTATCTACTGCTGAAAAAATTATCGCAGGCATCGAGTTTGCGAATGCTTTAAGTCTAAAAGCTGAAACAATTATTCCTCTTTTTGCAGATAATGCAGAATCTGTTATCGAATTACCAAAACCAACAGGGCAATTAATTACAGCAACTGTTAAGAAAACAAAATTCACGGTAAAAGGAGTTTCTGAAAATGAATAATGAATTAATTGACACGCAAAATAATTACGAGGTAGCTAATTTTGATGAAGAAAAACTAAGAACAATGCAACAAACTATTGCTAAAAACTCAACACCACAAGAGTTTGAACTATTTGTTCAAGTATGTAAAAACAGCGGTTTAAATCCGTTTTTGAATCATGTCTATTTCATTAAATATGGTAATCAAATGAATATACAGATTTCGGTAGAAGGCGTGGAGTATCTTGCAAGACGTTCAGAAGGATACAGAGGCATTGATGTTCAATTAGTGCATGAGAAAGACGAAATTAGATTTGGAAGAAACGAACAAGGCGTAATGACTGTAACAAAACATGAATTTGGCTTTCCACGCGGCAAAGTTACAGGCGGTTATGCAATTGCACGTAAAGAGAATTTTCCGGATTTTGTAGTCGTGATGGATGTAGAGGAAGTCGAGCACATGAAAAATGGAAATAATAAAGCTACTTGGTGCAAATATTTTAATGATATGTTCAAAAAACATTTAATTAAACGTGCTGCTAAAACACAATTTGGAATTGAAATCGGAGAAGATGAAATGCTTCCAAGCAACGGAATTGAAAACGAGCAAGAATACAATCCGGGTCAACGCAAGGATATTACGCCAGCACAAAAAACAATAGAAACAGACGAAGAAAATACTGTGACAGAAGAAGACGCGAAAGCAACACAATGGGAAATAATCAAAGAAAAACTAGAAACTTATAACTTAGAAAGAACTTATTTAAGTGATCTAATTGATTCCAAATTTAACGTTAAGCCAGACGAGTTAAGTGCACAGAATTTAGTCGCTCTTACAAAGATAATTGACTTGGAACAAAAAGATTTAAGTAAAGGCGTTCAACCGCAAGAAGCAGATTTATTTGATTTAGAGTTACAGGAATAGAAGTGTAAAAACAAGTTAATTAGTAGGAGGCAATTTTATGTCACATGGGTGGGTTAAATTGCATAGAGATTTGAAAGAAAAACCAATATGGAGAAGCTCTACACCCGAGCAAAAAACCATCCTTGTGACTTTGTTAATGATGGCGAATCACAAGGAAAACGAGTGGGAGTGGATGGGGAAACCTTTCAAAGCAAAACCGGGTGAATTCGTCACAAGTATTAAGTCAATTACAGAGGAATGCGGCAAAGGTATCTCTTCGCAAAATGTCAGGACAGCGCTAAAAAGATTTGAAAATTACGGATTTCTAACAAAGAAATCAACAAAGGTAAACACCCTTATAAACATAGTGAACTGGGGCGTTTATCAAGAGTCAGAAAATAAACCTAACACACTTGCTAACAATCAGCTAACAAACGACTCACAAACAGCTAACAAACAGCTAACAACTAACAAGAATGTAAGAACTAAAGAATGTAAGAATAACAACAACAACAGCGATTTAAATTTCAAAGATTTTTGGGAACAAAATGGATTCGGAATGATGCTTCCAGTTGAAATGGAAAAGCTACTTGCTTGGGTAGATGATTTTGCAGGTAATCGAGAAATTGTCATGAAGGCTTTGGAGGTTACTTCTGAACAAGGAGCTAATAAACGAAATTATGCTTACGTTAATAAAATTCTCAAGAACTGGGAAAGCAGAGGATTTAAAACAATAGCTGATGTCGATGCAGCGGAAAAACAACGACAGATAGAAATTGAGCAGAAATTCAACAAGCCTTTCAACAAATACAGCAAACAAACGAAACAAGAAATATTGCCAGACTGGTTCGACAAAGAGCAGAAACAAACGAAACAAGAAACTTCAACAACAGAACCAAGCGAAGACTTAGAAAAGAAAGTCGCTGAAATTAAAGCGCAATTAGCGGCTAGGAATGAGGTGCAGGCATGAAAACAATCGCAAATGAGTACGAAACTTTAGAAGCTATTAAAAAAGCTATGGCTATGTACGAATTAAAAAAAGCGGATAAAGACCACGTTGCAACTCCGAGATACGTTGTTGAAGACATATACAGCTTGATAGATATTGAGTCGTTCAAAAGTCTATGGTTCCCGTTCAATCATTATGACAGCTTGTTCAAACTTAGAGCAGAAGAATTAAATCTTAAATATAAAGCGACACATATTTTTGACAATGTGGGGAACGATTTCTTCACAACGGAACCACCGATTGATTGTGACTTAATGATTAGTAACCCGCCCTTTTCACAACAAAACGAAATAATAGAGCGTAGTTTTCAGCTAATAGACGAAAAGAAAATAAAGTCATTTGCTTTACTATTGCCGCTCTCAACTCTCGAAACGGAGAAACGAGCAAATATATTCGAACAATATAGCAACAAGTTAGCAATATTGATATTCAAGAAACGTATCAAATTTTTAGGACATACAACATCATTCAATAGAGGCTGTTGCTGGATATGCTATAACATTTCAGCGTTGGAAGATAAGCGAATTCAATGGGTTTAGAGGAGTGAGAGCATGACAGAATACGCCCTCTACAAAGGCGACGATCTGTTGAAAATCGGTACATTAGACGAATTAGCAGAGTTTAGAAAAGTAAAGCGTGAAACTATATTTTTCTACGCTACGCCTTCTTACAGAAAAAGAACGTCAGAGAAGGGTTTGCGAGTGATAAAACTGGATTAGGAGGAAGCGGAATGACAAAAGATGGTACAAAAGAAGCTCTTGCAGAGGTAGGGGTTACTCGAAAAAATCGACTGCTAAGAAAGATATGTCGGCATAAGGATAAAGAGATATTTAAGGATACATCCTATGACGGGATACAAGGTGAAAGGCGTGTGGTGGTTTGCAGAAATTGTGGAGAATTAGTTTCTGATTTTATTGCAAAATATGAGGGTGGCGGCTTTAAATGAATATAATCAAAAAAGGTGACCGAGTTCAGACTGTAACGGATACAGAGTGCAATAGGGCGGAGAGAAGGAGGAAGCAGAATGAATCAAGCAGAACTAGATGTCGTTATAGAAAAGCATGAGAAATGGTTACGTGATGGATATGGAGAACGTGCAAATTTAAGAGGTGCAAATTTAAGTTATGCAGATTTAAGTTGTGCAAATTTAAGAGGTGCAAATTTAAGTTATGCAGATTTAAGTTGTGCAAATTTAAGAGGTGCAAATTTAAGTTATGCAGATTTAAGTTGTGCAAATTTAAGTTATGCAGATTTAAGTTGTGCAAATTTAAGAGGTGCAAATTTAAGTGGTGCAAATTTAAGTGGTGCAAATTTAAGTTATGCAGATTTAAATTGGATTAATTGGCGGGATGTTGTCAGTCTAACTGTAATAGCTGTACAAATTAATACTACGAGAAAAAACAATCAAATCACGTATATCAAAGAGCTGGAAATCTGGACGACTGGATGTTTTCAAGGAACTTTAGAAGAATTGAAAGATTCTATTGAGCAGACTCACGCTAGCAATGACTTTTTAAAACGTAGATACTATCGCGCGATTAATTATATTTTGACGGAAGCGGATTTTGAAGAGGATTTGGAGGAGGAAAACAATGAAATTTAAAAAAGGTAAAGCGAAGTTAGCGGAGAGAAACGAGGTGCAGACGTGAACTTTTTAGATCTATTCGCTGGAATTGGTGGATTTCGATTAGGGATGGAACGAAACGCAGAATTGAGAAGGGGAGAAAATTATGATTTACAAACATGAGGAAGCTCGACAATACCGCGAAATCAATTTCCTAGACCAGTTCCTAGAAGGTCACGATGGATTCATAGCGGGAGGCTGTTTTAAAAATATTTTTAATCATGAAAAAGTGAAGGATATTGACATGTTTTTCCGCAACGAAAAAGACCTAAATGACGCAATTCATTATTACACCGAGAAATGTGCTAGCGATGCAAACCATATTAAACTTGTGTATAAAACTGGTAAAGTCGTCGCCTTTATACACATTCCGTCAAAAACCCAATTAGAGTTAGTTCGCTCTGTTTTTGGGGAACCAGAAGAGGTTATTAGTAACTTTGACTTTACTGTTACCAAAGTAGCACGATACGTTGTTGACGGGGAGCATCGGATAGTAATTCATCCCCAATTTTTTGAACACTTACATCTCAAAAGGTTGGTGGTTGACAATACTCTTAATTTCCCGATATCGACATTTGAAAGAATGATTAGGTACGTAGGTTACGGTTATAAGCCTTGTCTCGAAACAAAGGCGAAATTGGTTGATGCAATCAATAGTATTCAGAACATAGATGAGAATGATTTTTCAAAAAGTCTATATGAAGGATTAGATTAAGGAGGAAAACAATGAAATTTAAAAAAGGTAAAGCGAAGTTAGCAGAGAGGGACGAGGTGCAGACGTGAAAATATTAGACGCATGTTGCGGTAGTCGGATGTTTTGGTTCGATCGCACAAATAAAAACGTCACTTTTATGGATAATCGAGAATTAGAAACGGAATTATGCGACGGTAGGAAATTAGTTGTAAAGCCTGATGTTGTAGCAGACTTTAGGAGTATGCCATTCGATACCAATACATTTCACTTAGTAGTTTTGGATCCGCCGCATTTAGTGAAAGTTGGCGATAAATCATGGTTGGCCAAGAAGTATGGGAAGTTGGATTTGCTAACTTGGAGAGATGATATAAGTAAGGGTTTTGAAGAATGTATGCGAGTTTTGAAACCAAATGGCATATTAATTTTCAAATGGAACGAAGACCAAATAAAGCTAAGCGAGATTTTAAAGATAATTGATTTTGAACCGCTTTTCGGTAATAAGCGTTCTAAAACGCACTGGTTAGTTTTTATGAAGGAGGAACAAGCATGAGATTTAAGGAAGGCGAAAACGTACACGTAATTGTAGGCAATGAATTGTTAAGTGGTTGGTACAACGGTAAAGAGTTTGGAACAGGCAACTCTTTAGTGAAAGTTTCTAAGGACAAGATAATAGCTACTAAAGATTGTTTTATTGCAAAAGAAAAGGAACCAGAACTGGTAGTAGTTCCGCGATTTGCCGATGACTGGATAAATCACTGTGAACAAAGAGAATACGATTTAGCTTGTTTGTTAGATTATGGCAATGCAGGTATGCCTGATGAAATGTACGGATGGTTAATTTCATCAGCTGATAATCAAGAACTACTCGCCCGCGCGTGGATGGACGGCTACGAAGTCGAGAAAGAACCGCTTTATTATGTACAACTTATTGACCACGCAACTGGTTATCTAAATGTTCATTATGATAATCAGAAACTTGTAGGTAGTAATGATGAAGCAAGTGAGTATAAAACACAATTCACAGAATCAGAGATTAAAGCAATGAATAAAGGTGAAGCATACTGGTTACTTAAGGAACCTGTTGAGGAAGTGGAGGGTGAAGCATGAGAGAGATTGAGATTTACGGCAACATACACGAAAATCCGGATTTGTTGGAGGTGGCGGAATGAAACGAGTAAATGAACGACAAAAAGAAGAAATGAAAAAATTGGCAGATTTAATTATCGAAAACCCTGATTTACCAGTTGTTACGATGACGGATAACTTTGATGATAAGGGGACTAGCGTTTGGACAGCAGGCTGTTGCTGCGAAGTAAGTATTGATTACATTTATAGTCCTAAACAACGTGATTTACTTTCAGGTCCTAGAGATGATAGACCATATGTTAAAAGTTTTGATTATTATGAAGCAATAGAAGAAATGAGTGAAAGAATACATCCTCATGACGACACGAGTAGACCAGAGGAAATTTGGAATAGTCTTGATTGGATAAAAGTCATTTTAGTGTATTCGGGTCAATTAGAAAAAGTAGATGATGTCTATAAAGAACGTTGGGTGGCGGAATGAACGATAAAAAAGTAAGATTCTACGTTTCTACTGGTATGCACGGATCACTTGAAACAGAAACATTTCTTTTGAAAACGGACTTGAATATTGAGTTCGATATATTAACACTTGAACAATTAGAAAAAGAGATTACAGAGGCTTATGACGACTGGTTAGTAAATAATATTGACTCTGGTTGGTCTATCGAGAAAGAGGTGGCGGAATAAATGGGAGTGAGTATTGATTTATACAGTTATGATTATGAAGCGCTTGTGGAAGGTATTAGTTACGATTTACGGCGTGTTGACTTACGGGAAAAAATTCCTGATAGCTCTAAAAAGTATAACTGGGAGTTAGAAAGTCGGTTTGAATTAGTTATGGAGTAAATGAGATGGAAATACTCTGGGATATTCTCAGAACGGCAGACTTTAATAGTTTGAAGGAGGAAAAGTGAATGATGAATCGTGTCGTGCTCGTAGGACGTTTAACTAAAGATCCAGAGCTAAGATATACGCCAGCGGGTGTAGCAGTTGCGACTTTTACACTTGCTGTCAATCGACCTTTTAAAAACGGGCAAGGAGAACAAGAAGCTGATTTTATTCAATGTGTTGTTTGGCGTAAACCAGCAGAAAACGTCGCTAATTTCTTAAAAAAAGGAAGTTTAACAGGCGTTGATGGTCGCGTTCAAACTCGTAACTATGAGGGGAACGACGGTAAGCGCGTTTATGTGACGGAAATAGTGGCCGAGAGTGTTCAATTTTTGGAACCTAAGCAGAACGCTGTAGAAGGCTCTACACCGAATAATAATCAAAACGAAGCTAATTATTCAAATAACAATAAAAACGGCTCATATCGAGCTAGTTCGAGCCAGAATAGTGATTCATTTGCAAACGAAGGTAAGCCGATTGATATTTCAGATGACGATTTGCCATTTTGAGCGAGAGGGTGAATAAAAATGACAGCAGAAACTGCAATAAAAAAGTTGAGAAATAGATCAATGAGCATCCGCCAAATGGCTAATGCGATTGCAGAAGTTACAAACTACCAAATTAGCGAAATCGAACAAATGGGGGACGAAGAAATTGAGGCAAAGTATACCGCGTTCGTCATCAACGAAGCGACCGAATATGCAAAATAGCCATGCTAACCGAGGCATGACATTTGAAAGACTGATAGAAAACGCATGTGATATTTATCAGATTAAGAAACTGGCTATTATTCAAAAGTTGCCGACTGATTGGAAAATTATTCGGAATGGCGCTCAAATAACGGGCGCTTTCCCGAATAAAAAATCGACAGTAGATTTTATGGGCGTGCTTAATCCTGGCATGGCAATAGCCTTTGAGGCAAAAGAAACGAAAGCAAAAAGCTTTCCATTCAAAAATATCCACGAACATCAAATAGAGTATCTCAAAAGCGTGCGTAAAATGGGCGGACATGCCTTTGTTTTAATTAATTTTGTTACAGTAGACCAAATATATAAGATCGACATAAAAACGTTTTTAGAACTGTATGAGGGCGCTGTGCAAAGTGGAAGGAAATCCATTGCTTTAAAGGATATTGAGGAAAAAGCGGATAAAGTGCCAACGTTAAGCGGTATACCAGATTTTCTGAACGCGCTTTAGACAAATAAAAAAAGCCGAAGTTCCCTCCGACTACCCAATTTGATTATAACATGGGGGAATGGATATGAATACTCTTTTTGATCTACCACAAGTTGATAAAATCGACTATATCAAAACGGTTCGAGCATTAAAAGACTTTTTCAGAAAATACAAGGCTTTAAGAGTAATGGCGGGTGAACGTAAATTCCCTACACTAACTACCACATACACGGTCACACCGCCGAATTTTGGAAATGAGTTCCATAGCAAAGTGGAAGAAGCTGCTATACACAATGTAGACAACGTACACGCTGCACAAGAAGCCGTTAAAAAGTATGATGTGATCATCAACCAATTAGAAGCAATCCACCGCAAAATCATCTTAGAGAGTTTCTTGCACAATCAGCAAGATGTAGACATCATGATTGATATTCCTTACGAAGAACGACAGTATAAGCGTGAGAAAAGGAAGGCTGTCATAGAGTTAGCAACTACGCTCAATATTGAAGTGTTAAACTGAAAATGGCACTTTTGTGGCACTTTTTGAGTAAAAAAAGGTGATAAAATGTTATTAGTGAGAAGTGAAGATGATTACAAAAATAAATCATATGTTGAGTCTGCACTCCACTTCTCACATCCTATCTGCACTGGATATAAAACACGCATGCGGCGCTGACTGGTGCGTTAACCAGTTTTTTAAATATATAGCCCTTTCCATCTGTTAGTAATTGAGCAGCTGGTTTTTATTTGGTATAGTGAAAAATAAAAGGGTGGATTATGATGCTAAAAGAAATTGAAAATAAAATAAATGATGTTGTTAGATTGATTAGGTATGAAGAGAACAGGATAGAGAGAGACAAATATTCAAAAAACAGTTATGGATCAAAAGAGTTGCTCTATAGCTATTATAAAGAGTTGGACGAATTAAGAGAAAAGCGGAATAATTTATTAAAAGGCCAATAACGGTCTTTTTTTATTTACATTAAATAAGGGAGCGTGGTGATATGTAGTGAAAATAACCGAAAAACAAAAGCGATTTGCGGATGAATATATAAAATGCGGCAACGCTACAGAAGCCGCGCGACTTGCTGGATATAGCTCTAAAACAGCTAACCGTATAGCTACGGAAAACTTGTCAAAACTTGTCATAAAAGATTATATAGACAAGGTTTTGAGTGAATTGGAAGAAAAGCGAGTTATGGGCTATACAGAAGCTATGCAGTTGTTCACTGAAATAGCTCGTGGGGAAATGGAAGAAGAAGTAATTGTTTCAAATGCAGATGGCTTTTCCGTCGTTACAAAGACTGCTGACATCAATCAACGAGTATCAGCGCTAAAAGAGATTGTTAAGCGTCATGTAGCAGGCGGTCGAGATAAATTACAAGAAGAGTTAATACAAGCGCAAATTGATAAGCTAAGAGCGGATACAAAACAAGAAAGCAATCAAGGAACAACCACGATTATCATGTCAAACGTTGACGAAATGCAAGCCTACCTTGATAAAAAGGCAGGTGGCACCGATGAACGCGACGATACACAAACAACTAATTGATTACCAGGTTATCAATGTAACAGATATGATTAATCCTGCTTTTTATGACTTGTGGCTATCTAAACATAATCACATCATAGCTAAGGGCGGACGTTCTTCTATGAAGTCGTCTGTTATCAGTTTAAAGCTCGTAGAAAAGAAAATGGCTAATCCACAATCTAACATGGTGTGTCTTCGTAAAGTAGCTAATACGCTCTATAAATCAGTGTATCAGCAAATCAAATGGGCTTTGTATGAAATGGGCGTTGCTGACCAATTTAAGTTTGGTAAGTCACCAATGGAAATCATCCATAAAGAATGGGGAACGGGTTTTTATTTTTCTGGTTGTGATGATCCCGCTAAACTAAAATCGATGAAAATTCCGGTGGGTTATGTTAGCGATTTGTGGTTTGAGGAATTGGCGGAATTTTCCGGTGTGACTGACATTGATGTCGTAGAAGATACGTTCATTCGTGAAGATTTGCCGGATGGGCAAGAAGTTACAATATACATGTCATTTAACCCGCCGCGCAATCCATATGAATGGGTGAATGAATATGTAGATAGTAAGCGAAGTGACGATGATTATTTAATACATCACACTACTTATTTGGATGATGAAAAAGGATTTTTATCTAAGCAAATCATTAAGAAGATTGAGAAATACAAAAAGAATGACCTTGACTACTACCGCTGGATGTATCTAGGCGAGGTAATAGGCCTTGGTGATAATGTTTATAACATGAACCTGTTTCAGCCGCTTAAAGCTATTCCTGCGGATGACAGGCTTATTTTAATTGACTTTGCTATCGATACGGGGCATCAAGTGTCAGCTACAACATATCTAAGTTTTGGTCTCACTGCAAAAAGAAATGTTATTTTGCTTAACACATACTATTATAGTCCTGCTAATCAAGTTGTTAAAAAAGCACCTAGCGAGTATTCAAAGGAGTTGCGAGATTTTATGACTAAAGTAGTTGGAAACTACAATACAAATGTTGATATGCAAACAGTAGATAGCGCAGAGGGAGGGCTTCGCAATCAATATTATAAAGATTACGGCGTTAGCTTACACCCCGTCGCAAAAGGTAAAAAAGTGGATATGATTGACTTTGTGTGTGATTTACTCGCGCAAGGTCGTTTTTATTATCTTGATATTCCAGAAAATCAAATATTCATCGAGGAACACCGGAAATATCAATGGGATGTCAAAACAGTTAATACAGATAAGCCTGAAGTCATCAAAGAAGACGATCATACGTGTGATGCTTTTCAGTACTATGTAAAAGACAATCTAAGGAAGTTAGGGCTCAAATACTAGGGGGGGAAAACCTTGATTAACCAAATAATCGCAAGCGTGAAAGGAGTGATGCGGAGAATGGGACTATTGAAAGCACTGAAAGATGTAAAAGACCATAAAAAAGTAAATGCTAATGATGAAGATTATAAGTATATCGATATGTGGAAACGGCTATATCAAGGGCATTACGCTGAATGGCATAATCTCAATTACGAACACAATGGCAATCCGGTTAACAGACGTCAATTATCTATGAATTTGCCGAAAGTTACAGCTAAGTACATGTCTAAACTTCTTTTTAATGAGAAAGTGAAAATCAATATTGATGATAAAGCCGCTGAGGAATTCGTGCTTAATGTATTGAAAACGAACGGTTTTACTAAAAACATGGAGCGTTACATCGAATACGGCGAAGCGATGGGCGGTTTTGTGATAAAAGTGTATCACGACGGAAAAAAGAACGTCAAAGTTTCATTCGCGACAGCCGATTGTATGTATCCTTTGTCAAATGATAGCGAGAATGTAGACGAATGTGTTATTGCTAATAGTTTTCATAAAAATAATAAATACTATAAGTTACTTGAGTGGAATGAATGGAAGGGGAAGGAAGAGAAAGTATACACAATCACGACGGAGTTATACCAGTCGGACAATCCAGATGAACTTGGTGGAGAAGTAAGTTTGAAATTGCTGTTTAATGACATCGAGCCAGTTGTTCCACTCCCGCCGCTTACACGTCCGACTTTCATTTATATCAAACCTAATATCGCGAATAACAAAAACTTAACTTCACCTTTAGGCATTTCCATTTATGCTAACGCATTGGACACATTAAAAACGCTTGATTTGATGTTCGATTCATACTATCAAGAATTCAAATTAGGCAAAAAGAAAGTGTTAGTGCCTTCGAGCTTCGTTAAAACGGCAGTCGGATTCGATGGTTCAACTACACAATATTTCGACTCAACCGATGAAGCCTTTTTCCTTTATCAAGGTGACCAGGATGCAGATGGTAAATCAGTAAAAGATATATCTGTTGAGATACGTTCAACGGAGTTCATCGAGTCTATAAACGCAATGCTACGTATTTATGCGATGCAAGTTGGATTATCTGCTGGCACATTCACTTTCGATGAAAACGGCTTAAAAACAGCTACAGAAGTTGTAAGCGAGAAGTCAGAAACTTATCAAACTAAAAACAGTCATTCGCAATTAATTGAACAAGGTATAAAAGAAATGATTGTGAGCATTCTCGAAGTTGGAAAATTTATCGAAGCTTATAGCGGCGATATAGTTGAGTTAGACACTATTACAGTCGATTTTGACGATTCTATAGCACAGGATGAAGATACAACAATTAATCGTTATACGAATGCGAAAAATCAAGGTATGATTCCGCTGAAAATTGCTCTACAGCGCGCTTGGAATATTACAGATGCAGAAGCGGAAGAGTGGAAAGAAGAGATAGAAAAAGATGCACGAGCGGAAATTCCGGGGAATGATTTATCTGGATTGTTGGGAGATATTGAGCTGCCAGATGAAAACGCGGATGGGACATTAGAAGCTAGTGCTGTTGCAGGCGAAACTATTCAAGAAGTGTCACTAAACGGCGCCCAAATAACTTCATTAGTCAATATAGTTCAATCAGTTGCTAAAGGAGAACTTCCTTATAATTCAGCACTTGAAATGATTGTTGCTGCATTTCCATTTGACGAAGAAAAAGCGAGAAAGATTTTAGCGGATGCAGGCAACGGCTTCACTATCAAAGAGAAGGAAAAGACCTCTAAAAAGGAAGTGGATTAGATGGCGCTAACTCCTCGACAATTAGACTTATTTGTGCAACCGGTCGTTGATGTGTACACAACACTCGAAAATGAACTGTTCACTCTTATTGTTCGACGATTGAAAACAAAGAAAAATATCAGCGCTGACAATATACTTGCTTGGCAAATAGAAAAACTTAATCAAGTTCATGCACTAGATCAGCAAATGATAAATAAAATTTCCAAAGCTTCCGGCGTATCTGCTAAGAAGCTTTTTTCTATTGTCAAAGACGCAGGATATAGCGATTTAAAACAAGTAGATAACTATTTCAGCAAATTAGCCGAAGCTGGTGCTGTGTTACCACTTGTGGCTGACGGACAAACGATAGTCGATAAAGTAATGAGAAGTTATTTTAAGTTAGCACAAAGTAACTATAATCGCGTCAATCAAACGATGTTATCGCAAGCAAGACAAATCTATTCAGATATCATTCACGAAACGACACAGAGCGTCTTAGCTGGTTTAAAAACACATAGACAAGCATTAGCTGAGGCAGTAACTAAATTCGCTGAAAATGGCGTTCCTGCGCTTGTAGACAAGGCAAATAAAAGGTGGACACCTGAAGCTTACGTCCGAACTGTTACAAGAACAACCGTCAACAGTGTTTATAACAGCATTGAAGATGAGCGGATGGGTGAATACGGCGTTGATTTAGTACGTATTTCACAGCACATAGGAGCACGACCAACCTGTTCACTTGTTCAAGGCAAAGTTATCTCTTTGTTATCTGTTGAAGAAACTCGCTCAAAATACGGCAATAAATACATGTCTATTTACTCGCCAGAATTGCGATATGGCTATGGCGATGGAATTTTCGGTTGTAATTGCCGTCATCATCGTTTTGCATTTATTGAAGGCATTAACATTGCGCCAGACGAGAGCGAGTTAATAGACGAAGAAGAAAACAAACGCGTCTATATGTTGAGTCAGCAACAACGCTTAATTGAACGTGATATAAGAGCAGCTAAACGCAAACTGTCAGCTGCCGAAGAATTAGGCGATGAACTAGCAGTTAAAAAAGCAAAACAGGCTGTTAGAACGAAGCAAAGCAAGCTAAGAGCATTTGTAAAAACGCACAATTTAACTAGGCAGTATAGCAGAGAAAAAGTATATGCATAACATTCGACCTGAACGAAAGTCGTTAAAAGTCGGCTCTCGTGATCGTATCACGTAAAAACAACGTAGGAGGAATAAGAAATGGAAAGAGACTTTTTGAAGGAATTAGGCTTGGAAAAGGAAACTATCGACTCTATTATGGTCGAACATGGTAAGTCGATTCAGAACGAAAAGGACAAGGTAACATCAGCGGAAGCAGAAAGAGACGGGCTTAAAAGCCAGCTTGCGCAACGGGACGATGATATCGAAGCTTTAAAAACTGATTCCGGAACGAGCAAATCTTTAAAAACTCAATTGGAAACACTGCAAGACAATTACGAAACTTTGAAAAAAGATTCGGAAGCTAAATTAGTAGAAACTCGCAAAGGTGCAGCGCTTGATTTAGCTTTAGCAAATGCGAAAGCAAGAAATCCGAAGGCTGTAAAAGCTTTACTGGATAACGACAAACTAGAACTAACAGACGAAGGTTTGAAAGGCCTTGACGAACAGCTAGGAGCATTGCAAGAAAGCGATGCTTATTTGTTTGCTCAAGAAAGCGAAAATGTAGCACTCAAATGGGGCGTAAGCGGAAACCAAACAGGTGGAACAGGGGGACAAGGCGCATTAAAGCTGCCTAACCAGGTACTAAATGAGCACAGAATCACCAAATAATTATTAAACGGAGGTAATAAATTATGGGTTTTAATCCAGATACAACGACAATGCAAAGTGCAAAAACAGGTTCTATTCCGATTAACATTTCGGAACAAATCATTACAGGTGTGAAAAATGGTTCAGCGGCTATGAAATTAGCTAAAGCAGTACCAATGACAAAACCAGAAGAAGAATTTACATTTATGTCGGGTGTGGGCGCTTTTTGGGTAGATGAAGCGGAACGCATTCAAACAAGTAAACCAACATTCACAAAAGCGAAAATGAGATCTAAAAAAATGGGTGTTATTATCCCAACGACTAAAGAAAATTTAAACTATAGTGTAACTAACTTTTTTAGCCTTATGCAAGCTGAAATTGTTGAAGCTTTTTACAAGAAATTTGACCAAGCGGTCTTTACAGGTGTAGAAAGCCCATACAATTGGAATATTCTAAAATCAGCTACTGATGCAAGTAATTTGGTAGAAGAAACTGCTAATAAGTATGATGATTTAAACGAGGCTATCGGATTGATTGAAGCTGAGGACTTAGAACCGAACGGAATTGCAACGATTCGTAAGCAACGCGTTAAATATCGCAGCACTAAAGATGGTAATGGTATGCCGATTTTTAATACTGCTACCTCAAATGGTGTTGATGATGTCCTTGGTTTACCAATCGCATACACACCTAAATATACTTTTGGTGACAAAGATATCTCCGAATTGGTTGGGGACTGGAACCAAGCTTATTACGGCATCCTTAGAGGTGTTGAATATGAAATCTTGACCGAGGCGACACTTACAACTGTGGCTGATGAAACTGGGAAACCATTAAACTTAGCTGAACGGGACATGGCAGCAATCAAAGCAACTTTTGAAGTTGGATTCATGGTTGTTAAAGATGAAGCCTTTTCTGTTGTTCAACCAAAAGCGGGAAACTAATGGCGGCGCGGTCGGGTGAAACTGATAGCGCGCCGATTCAAGACTTTCCAACTATGACAGTAGCAGAATTGAAAGAAGAGCTTGTAACTAGAAATATCGAATTTACAAGTAATGCGAAAAAAGCGGAGTTAGTGGCTCTGTTGGAAGGTAGTGAGTGATATGCCTTACACCACATTAGAATTTTATACTAACGAATATGCGGGGGAGCATTTGGAACAGGAAGAATTTAACAAGTTGTTAAAATCCGCAGAGCGAGAGATTGACACCGAAACAAAATATCGTGTGCGACAAAGAGGGATAGAAGCGTTTAGCGAATTTATTCAACGTCAAATACAACTGGCTACTTGTAATCAAATTGAATATTACAAAGAAGCTGGAGGGACGAGTGAGCTAGCTGTTTCTAAACCAGATAACGTGTCAATAGGTAGAGCGTCTATAAGTGATAGTAATTTTGCTTCTACTGCAACTTCTGTTAACAAGGGGATGTTGGGCAGTAAAGTAAGAGAGTATTTAGCGCCTACTGGACTTCTTTATAGTGGGATAGGTGTTCGCTAATGAAAGCAGTAAAACCGCCGACCAACGTCCCTCAATTGCCTCTTGACTGGCTAATTCATAACATTAGTTACGAAGCGTATAAAGAAGAAGATAGACACAATCAAATCGTTTATGAAAAAGGCATTGAGATTGAACATGTTCGTGTCGATTTTTCAAAATCAAATCAAATCGCTGGATTATCTGATAGTGATAGATATGACGCGATTATTTTTATTGATGCAGTGAACAGCATGAACGTGCCAGATGATTTTATAAGTAGATCGAGAATTTTTTTCTCTGGAAAAGCTTATAAGATTGTCAAAGTTATACCTTGTTATGCAACCTCTGAAAATGTGCATCATTGGGAAATCGAGGTGGTTTAATGCCGATTAAAGTACGTGTGGACCTCTCAAAAGCAAAAGGGAACGTAAAAAAGGCGAAAGAAAGAGGTCAGTTTGCTTTAATTAATCAAGCGGCCGCTGATATTGCACCTTATGTCCCCTTTTTGGAGGGTGATTTATCAAATCAATACGTTATTATGAACGACAAAGAAATAATGTGGACATCTATTTATGCGCGGAGACTCTACAACGGAATAAACTTCAATTTCACACTCACACATCATCCGTTAGCTGGTCCTAAATGGGACCAACGTGCAAAAGTAGATAAGTTAGAAAGTTGGATAGAAGTAGCGCAAAAAGCGGTCGAGGAGGGATTATAATGTCATTAGATTTTTTAGATAGTATTATGGATGCTATCGAAAACAACGTAGATTTAAAAGATATGAAATTAAGAACAGCGATATTAAAACCTGAATCGATTGCTTTGCTACTGACTCCAAATAACGATAAACAAGGTTATCAAGACGGCTCATACGAGCGGTCTTTTTCTTTTAACCTAAACGGCTCTAGCAAGCAAGAAATGAAAGTTTTAGGTGTTTTGAATGCTATTACTGCTTATTTTGATAACACAGAAATAGAGAGTATACAGAGCTTAAATAACAGCTTTGTGCTAGAGGACAAAGAAACAACTAGTGTTCCTAATATTGTTTCTGCCAGTGATGATGGGACGTTTATTTATAGCGCTAGTTTCAAAATCAAATTATATATTGAAAGTGAGGAAAAATAAAAATGGCTAGAATTAAAAATGCGAAAACAAAATACTTTGTAGCTGAAATTGTTGATGGTGCGGGCGAGCCAGTATGGAAACGCCTGTCAAAATGGATTACAAACGTATCTGACGATGGGTCAGATAACACCGAAGAGCAAGGCGATTATGACGGTGATGGCAACGAAAAAACGGTTGTGCTAGGTTACTCAGAAGCTTACACGTTTGAAGGGACACACGATCGTGAAGATGAAGCGCAAAACTTAATTGTCGCTAAACGTAGAACGCCTGAAAATCGGAGCATTATGTTTAAAATCGAAATCCCAGATACGGAAACGGCTATCGGCAAAGCAACTGTATCAGAAATTAAAGGCTCCGCGGGTGGCGGCGATGCTACAGAATTCCCAGCGTTTGGTTGCCGCATCGCTTATGATGAAACACCTACGGTTACAAAACCCTGAGGAGAGCCCGTCCAGCGTCGAAGTGGACCACAATACAATTACCGTTAAAGTAGGAGAAACATTTACTATTAATGCTTCTGTATTGCCAGTGGGAGCTAGCCAAGAAGTAACTTACACTTCATCTAATCCACCGAAGGCAAAAATCAATAGCGTGGGTACAGGTGAAGGCGTAGCAGAAGGAACAGCAAACATAACAGTTGCATCTAAAGAAAGTCCTTCTATCAACAAAGTAGTACAAGTAACAGTAGAAGCAGCAGATTAATAAATGAAGCCCTTACGTTTATAGTAGGGGCTTTTAAATTGGAGGAAATCATACATGGCACAAAATAATGTAATCAATATTCAATTAGAAGAATCATATCAAGAGTTTCAACTTGGCACGGAACTGTTTAGAGTCGGTTTAGGTGATGAAATGCGCCGCAAATGGATTGAAGCAGATGAGAAGTACAAGAAGAAACTGGAAAAGTTAAATAAATACAACATTGATAATACAGACGAAATGAGTTCAGAAGATTATTTTGCTTTAGAAGAAGATGTTAAAGAAGCTTTAACTGAAGCGTATGCAGTTTTATTAGACGACGAAGAAGCATTCTCTAAATGTTACAAGCAGTGCAAAGATATTTTAAAAATGTATCAAGTATACGATCAAGTTGCAGAAAGTATCGTTGGTTCAGTAGAAAAACAACAAAGTGAAATTCAAAAGAAATATAAAGCAAAAATGACTAAAAAAGCGAAGTGATTTAAATGCTTTCTCTTGCCGATGGAATAAACGATATTTACGTTTATGAAAATGAAGATTATCAACTTGATTTAACTTTTGATAATGTTCTTCGTGTGCTTGAATTAAATGGAGATACGCGGCTTGAGGATTACTTTAGAGTGAATTTAGCCATTGAAGTTTTATTCGAGAACGAAACTCCTTGGTCGCAATTTGATGAAGATAATCCGTATCAAAGCATACAAGAAAAAATTTTAGTCCTACTAGACATTTTCGAAAATTATATTGTAAAAGACGATGCTAAAGGGATTCAATATGATATAGATGGTAATAAAATGCCAGTAGCAACGGGTGAAGGCGAGGAAGAGCAAGCTTATTATTCATTAACACAAGATAGTGATTATATTTATGCTTCGTTTTTACAAGATTACAATATTGATTTAATAGACGTACGAGGAAAGCTTCACTGGTATAAATTTCGCGCATTATTCGATAGTTTGCGAGACGATACAGCAATTAAGTCTATTATGAATATTCGACAAACAGAATTGCCGACTGGCAAAGGTTCCGAAAAAGAACGAGAAGCACTTATAAAATTGAAAAATCATTATAAATTACAAGACTAGATTAGAGGTGAGAACATGAGCGATGGATCAGTAGTAATTGAGATTAGTTTAGACGATAAAAAAGCAGATAAACAACTTGATGCGTTTGAAAAAGATTTAGCGAAAGCTGGAACAAATGCAGGGGCGGCATTAGATAAAGCCTATAGAGAAGCGGTTTCAGATATTGCTAGTCAATCGAAACGATTAAAAGACACGTTTGTAAATGCGTTTAAATCGATGGGAAGCGCTGGCTCAAATGCTTTAAAAGCTAGTTTGAACTTTATGCGTGAATTGCCTGCAAATGTACAAGCGGCACTATCTAAACTTGCATCAACAGTAAAAACTGGGTTCGTAAACGCTGCTAAAGCATCTATTACAGCGGTTAAAAATCTTGGAACGAGTATCAAAAACACAGCAGTTAATATCAAAAACGGCTTCTTTTCAATTGCTAAGACAGTACAAAGTAGTATTGTGTCAGCTGTTAAAATATCAATTAATGTCATTAAATCCATCCCCGGCGCAATTAAAAGCGCTGGAATCACTATTAAATCCGCATTAGTAAGTAGTTTACAAGCAGCTAAATCGGCTGCTATTTCTTTTGCTCAAACTACTGTAAAAGTTATTAAAAGTATTCCAGGAGCTGCTAAAACAGCGGCTACAGCAGTGAAAAACAGTTTCGTAGTAGCTTACAAAGCGGTGGTAGTTGCTGCTTATATGAGCGTAAAAGGAACTATTAGCGCTGTGAAAGCTATTCCTAGTGCTACAAAATCAGCAGCGTTAGCAGTAAGTAGCGCAATGAAAACAGCTTTTAGCGCTGTAGCAAGCGCGGCGAAAACGACAGGAACAACAGTGAAATCAGCATTAAAAACAGGCTTTAGCGCTGTGAAATCCGGAGCTAAAGCGGCTGGCCAAGCTGGTATTTCAGCATTAAAAGGCCTAGGGAATATTGCAAAAAGCACTGGTTCGTTAATTAAAAGTGGATTAGTAAGCGGATTTAACGCAGCGAAAGCGGCGGCGAAAGGTGCAGGCGCCGGAATGCGTGAAGCGCTTAAAAATTCAGTTGAAAAGCCCGCCGAACAAGCTCGCTTTAGTATTCTCAGATTAGCAGCAGCGTTCGGATTAATTGCAGCAACTAAAAATGTTGTGGGTAGCGCTATTGGTCGAGTTGATACGATTGATACTGCAACTAAATCGTTAACAGTCCTTACTGGTTCAGCAAAAGATGCGCAACTAGTTATGACAGACCTTACAGCGGCTATCGATGGTACACCAATTGCGCTCGATGCCGTCGCTTTAGGCGCTAAAAAAATGGTTGCGGCAGGCATGAAAGCGGCGAATGTAAAACCTGTATTCACCGCTATTGCTGACGCTGCCTATGGTGTCGGAAATGGTTCAGAATCAATTGACCAGATGACAGATGCTATCTCAGCATTACAAGCGTCTGGTGTTGCTTATGCAGACGATATTAACCGTTTAGTTGACGCGGGTGTTCCTGCTTGGCAAATTTTAGCTAACTCCACAGGGAAAAGCGTTGGAGAAATGAAAAAATATGTTTCCGAGGGATCTTTAGAATCAACAAAAGCTATCGCAATGTTGACAAAAGGCATCGAAGAAGGAACGACTGGAATGGCTGGGAACACGGCTAAAATGGCAGGTCTAGCAAAAACAGCAGGTAACACTATCAGCGGTTCATTTGCAAACATGAAAACGGCAGCTGTTAAGAGTCTTGCGAATATCGTAGAAAACCTAAAAGGCCCGATTATTCAAGCGTTAGATGTTGCTAAAAACGCGTTTAAACAGTTTGCGGCAGTAACAGCAAGTCCTGAATTCCAGAAAAAGCTTTCTGATTTAATTCAGAAAATAAAAGAGTTTATACCTGTTTTAATTGAATGGGCACCAGTTTTGGCAAAAGTAGCCGCTGGATTTGTGGCTTTTAATATTATTAGTAGTGTGTATTCTAAAGTCGCTGGTTTGGTGATGGCGTTTAGAGGTTTAGCAAGTAGCGGTACGTTGCTCGGCGGGATTGTTAACACAGTGAAGGGAGCTTTTGTAGGGTTAAAAGCAGCACTAGGTTCAGCATCCGTAGCATTTGGAGTAATTACAGCAGTGATAGGGTCTGTAGTGGCAGTTCTTTATGGCATGTATACCGCCTTCAAGGAAAACACGGCAGGGATTAAAGGCTTTTTATCTGGTATGTGGGATGCAGTGAAAAATAGTTTTGGTAAAATAGTAGATGTTTTTAAACAAATAGTATCAGCCCTAAAACCAGTTGGGAGCGGATTTAAAGATATCTTAAAATACATTGGTGTTGGTGTTTGGGTTGCTTTTGGCATTGTATTAGCGACTGTCGTTGATATTATTCAAGTGCTAGCAAGAATTGTGTTAGTTGCGATTAAAGGACTGCAAGGACTTTACTATGCTATTAAAGCGGCATTTCAAGCGCTACAAGGTGATTTAAAAGGCGCTAAGAAAAGCTTAGAACAGTCCAAAGATGCTTTTGTCGATGCGGGTTCTGCTATTAAAGATGCGTTTAACAAAGATAATTATGCGCTCACGGGCACTATTGAGTCTTTAAAAGAAATGGGTGGAGAAGCTGAAAAAACAGGTGCAAAAGCAGAAACATCTAATAAAAAGATAGCTAACAGCTTGAAGATAGTTGAATCTACTGCTAAGCAAACAGAAACAACAGTTTCGAAGTCGAATCAAGCAATCGACACGATGCTAAGTGGCGGTGTGGATCAATACGGCAATAAACTTAGCGAGAAAACTAAGTCATTCTTAAATTCTGCTAAAGAGTTATATAGCCAGTATCAAGAATCAGCTAAAAAATCTCAAGATGCTTATAGTGCTGCTATGGAAAAAGCTCAGGACCTTGAAGGAGATAAACGTAAAAAAGCTATAGCAGATGCAAATAAGACTTTAGTAGACGAAACAACAAAGAATAATAGCACGTTACTAACTTTGCAAAGCGATTATTCAAATATGCTAAAAACAAATCGTTGGGCTGACGGGCAAGAGTTAACTGCTCAACAGAAGAAGTTTTTACAACAACAAACTACTGATATTCAAACAGAGTTAGCGAAACAAAATCAGCTGTATGTTGAAGCGAACTTATTGCGACTAGAGCAAGGTAAAAGCTTAAATGAAAAGGAAAGAAATACGAGCTTAGAAGTTCAAAAGAGCTTATATGAAGAAAAGAAAAAAGCTGTTGAAACTGGCGAGAAATCGCTTGCTGATTTGAAAAAGAAAAAAGCGGACGCTTCAACTGAAACCGAAAAAGCTAACTATCAAATTCAAATCGACGAACAAACGAAGAAAAACAAGACATTGTCTACAAACTTAAAAAATTGGGCAACTGAAATGAACGCAATAATCGCAAATGGAGGCACTTTAAACGCTGAAACATTTGCGAGCGGTTTATCTCAACTTGGAAATATTAGTGATGAACAGTTGTCTGCGTTGTGGCAAAATTTTGTTTCTACAAGCACTTCAATTGATAATACATTGTCTGGTTTAGCTGCAATCATGGGTCAACGCGGTGGAGAAGGTGTTCAGGCGTTTGTTACAGCACTTCAAAGCGGAGATTATACAACAGCTGCATTAAATATTAATAACGATGTTATGAATACTCTTTCAACTTTGCCAAATGGCATGTTCCAAAACGGACAAAGTGGCAAGGACCAATTTATCACTGCGATTAAATCAGGGGATTTTCAAGGAGCTGGCAAATTTTTACTTGATGGAGTGAAGTTAGGAGCATCTCCTCTACCAGGTGAGATGAACAATATCGGTAAACAAGGCGGAAATGCAAACGCGGACGGCTTAAAGAGTACAGCTGAAGCAAATAAAAGTGCTGGTGCCGAACTCAAAAACAATGCGAAGAATGGCGCTTTTGACCCGAATTTATTCAAAATGACTGGAGCAAATAACGCATCTGGTTTTAATGGCGGGATATTAGACGGAAAAGGAAATGCTTTTTCAGCAGGGACTGGTATAGGTAACTCTGCTAAAAGTGGCGCGGCCTCTGTGGATTCGTCCGGCGTCGGTTCTGACTTCGCATCTGGATACGCGCAAGGTATAGCCAGCGGCGGCATGATGGTTGCTGGCGCTGCATCTGCATTAGCAAATAAAGCACTAGCAGCAGTTCAGAAAAAACAAGACTCGCATTCGCCTTCCAAAGAGTCAAAAAAACTAGGTGGAGACTTCGGAACTGGTTATTCATTAGGTATCGCAGACAAAAATAAAGCAGTGACGAAAGCGGCAAATAATCTTGTAGCAAGCGCTTTAGGAACTGAATCGCAAATCAAGAAGCTGTCTAGTACGCTGAAAGACAAAATATCCTCAGCGATTGACGCGGGATTACATTCTAAGAATAAGAGTGCCGGGCAACTTAAACAAGCTAAAGCACTGAATAGCATAGAAGGCTATATCGCTCAACAAACGAACAAGTTAGCAGCGACAGCTAAGAAACGTGATAAAGTAGTCGCTCAATTAAAAGCCGCTAACACAAAGATGGCTGACTTGACGAAGCAGAGTAAAGAGTATGCAACTTCAATCACTGAAAAAATGAAAAGTTATGGATCAATTAGCAATGTAGACCCAGAAAATCCAAAATCGATTCAACAAGAAATGCAGAAACGCTTAAAAGAAATCAAAGCTTTTCAAGCGAATGTGGAAAAATTGCGCAAAAAAGGCGTTAGCAAAGACATTATAAACGACATTCTGGAGGCGGGAGTAGAAAATGGTTCATCTTATGCGCAAGCTCTTGCTAAGTCTGACGCTAAAACTATCAAAGCGATTAATAGTACGCAGAATCAAATCAATTCAGCTTCTAAGTCAATGGGGAACACAGCGGCTAATGCGATGTATTCTGCTGGTATTAACGCGGCGAAAGGTTTAATAAGCGGACTAAACAGTCAGAAAAAACAACTAGAAAAAACAGCTAAGAGCATTGCTAACACAATCACTAATTCAGTGAAAAAGGCGCTTAAAATTCATTCTCCTTCACGTGTGGCCATCGAACTCGGAAAATTCTTCACGGGAGGCCTTGGAAATGGAGTCTTAGCTGGCGCTAAAGGAGCTGTTCAATCAACTAACAAAATGGTTGATAAAGTAGTAAACGCCGCTTCTAATATGACGGTACCGGCTATCAATCTCCCGAAAATCTCTGCAGAAAAAGCATTGGGCCTAAAAAGCGTAGATTTAAACAGAACTATCACCGTCAAAACAATTATTGACAACAAAACAAAAGAGTCTAGCAACGCTGATTTAATCAAAGCTATTCAACAATCTGGCGATAGACCTATTAACTTTTATGTTGACGGCAAGGATCTTGCAGATAATACAAATAATCACTTAGGAAGTTCTACATCACTAGCATTCTATGGGAAGGGGCTATAATATGGCTACATCGCTGGCATTAGTAATTGAAGGTAAAACATATATGCTTAATGAATTATTTGATTTAGAGGTAGGAGAAGTGAGCAGAGAACCGCCGCAAATAGTTAATAATTATACTGAATTCGCTGGTTCTGACGGCGCTAGAACGACAGACAGTAACTTTAGCATGTTTCCTATCTCGTTTTTGTGCCATTTCAGAACAGAATCAGCAGACTTATACCACGTAAAACTAGATGAGTTAATGGAATTGATTTATCAAAGGAGCGAGTATTTTTTAGTTCATTCTAAAACGCCTGGTAAAAAATATAGAGTACATCCGAGTGACGTTGGTATTGACCGCAAAGCTCCGGGATACGCAGATTTGACACTTGAATTCGATGTGTTTCGAGGTTATTCAGAATCGCTAAGTTCTACGCTTAGCGATTCTGAAATTGATTGCGATAAATGGCAATTTGGTCAAGGTCTAGCAATGGAGGATTATAGATATACTCACACTAAAAGTCGTTTCATCATTTATAATGGCGGTAGTTTTGACATAGACCCGCGCGAACATTATTTAGCAATTACTTTGCGTGGTCAGAATGAAGGAGAATTAACAATTAATAATATTACGACAGGCGATAGATTTATCTATTATCCATCGTTAAGTACAACAGACACATTAATTATTGATTGCGCTACACCTAGAATAAACGGAAATCCCTGCGGTCGTAACACGAATCACGGTTTAATAAGTTTGAAAAAAGGAGAGAATCTTATCGAGATTAGCAATACTAGTCATTTAGATACGAAGTGGGATTTCTCCTTTTTGTACAAGTAGGTGAATATATGAATAGCGATATTATAGTTGCTGATTTTTGGAAGAATAACGAAGAAATATTAACAGATTTCGATAAAGATAGTTTTTGCGAAAGTTGGACAGAAAACGAGATGTGGAGTATTGAGTTTAAGGTAGTACAAACTCCCAAGAACGCTCACTGCTATTCTTTTTTAGATTATGAAAGTTCTGTTTTTTTTGGAGGGCAAGAATTTGTCGTTAAACAATTAAGTCATGATGCTGTCGGAAAAACGCTATCGAAAGATATTAAAGCGCCTCACATTTATTATACATGTCAAGATGGGCGACAAGACGACACTATAACAGGTTCTTTTACTTTAGAACAGTGCTTAACTCATATCTTTAAATCTGATAGCAGGGGCTTTTCATGGGAGATAATAGACCCTTCCAATATACTAGAAAAAGTTCAACAAGAAAACTTTGGAAATAACAACTACTTAACACTTATTGATCAATTACTCGATGATTATGGAGTAGTCGTTATACCAGACAATCGACACTTAGTATTTAAACCGCGCGAAAATTATGGAGCTAAGACAGAAAATTTCATCAGATATAAATACAATACAGACGAAGCAAGTTTTGATATTGATACTCTTTCGTTAAAAACGAAAATTAAAGGATATGGAAAAGTTGATAGTAACGGAAATAACTATTTTTCTCCAGTCACATACACTAGCCCGGAAGCAGAAAAATGGGGCATTCGTTGGCAAGAACCCGTTTCAGATGAACGATACACTGTTGTAGGTAACATGCAAAGGCGACTTAAACTTGAATTACAAGACTATCCAGCAACAACAGGAAGCGTGATATTGAAGAATGATTATGAGTGTGAAAAAGGTGATTATGTTCTATTTATTTATGAACCGCTTGGCATTGATTATGATGTGCAGATAGTTGCATATAAAAAATACCCATTCACAATAAAAGCGCCAGAAATCACACTTTCAAATAATAAAAAGTCGATAGTATCAATAATGGCCCAATTAGCAAAAGTATTGAAAGGAGCGAAATAGATGTTAAATCTTGATAAATGGGGAAATACACTTTTTGATTCTAATAAGTATCAGCAGTTTAATGCTAATATGGAAAAATTAGAAAAAGATTCATTAGCAAAAGATGTAGATATAAATGCAACTAATAACAGAATTGATAATGTTGTTTTAGAAGCTGGCGGAAATAATATTACTGAAGTAGTAGATGCTAGAACTAGCAAAAACGGTCAAGTCTACAGCACTTTAAACTCGCGGCTAAATGGTGACTATTCAGCAATTGCAAGTGATTTAGCTGAATCAAATGCGCTACTTCAAACAGTAAACGAAGAAAATAAAGTATTAAAAAGTAAACTAGATGAATTGTACGGTAATTCTGCATCAAATATTGAGTATTATGTTAGTTCAACAAACGGAAATGATGTAACAGGAACAGGAGCTATTGATGCACCATTCAAGACGATTCAAAAAGCTGTAAATATGGTTCCGAAAGTAAAAGTAGGAGGCTTTATTTATATCTTTTGTGAGCCGGGGCAATATAACGAAGATGTAGTAGTACAGTCGTTCAGCGGCGCAGAATGCTTTTATATCCAGCCTACAAATTTAGCAACAATCGACCCAACAACTGGACAAACAGGTTTTTTTGTTAAAAGTATTCTGTTTTCTGGCATCATGTTTCAGTGCGTGGTACAAGGACTTAATTCTATGAGTACGGCAGTGAATAATAATTCTACGGTAATTCAGTTTGCAAGGTGCTGGTACGGCACAGTTACTAAATGCCGATTTGACACTAATTTGAAAGCAACTAATATTACAACTGTGCAATACAATCAATCTCGAGGTAACTGTTATAGCAACTATTTTAAAAATCAAAACATTATTATGTCGTCCGAGTACATGGGACACGCTTTATTTGCATCAACAAATACATGCGAAGCAACTTCGAATGTCGGCTTAAAAGCTGCTAGCGGAGGCATTTTGGTTAAGTCTGGTACGCCAGTTTTAAACGCTACTACCGCAGAATTGAAACAAGCGGGAGGTCAGATATTCTAATGACAAATCAAATCTTTAAATCAGCTATTCTTGATTTTTCTGTTAGTGCACAGAACGCTAAAGCCAACGTCCCTCAGATTTGCTTTAATACACAAGACACAGGAGGAACCGCAAAACTAATAGTGAAGGCAAAAAAAGATGATGCTAACTTGCCATTGTCTTCAGCGGCGCAAATAACACTCGCTATGAGAATGTCCGTTGGGAAAGAGTATGAAAGTACTTATGTTGTAAATCCAGTGATAACAAGGCGTGCAGATGGGATATTTGAATACTCATTGACTGATGATCAAATATCCCACGATGGACAAACTAATGCAGAATTATACGTTAAATACACAAATCAATCAATGCAAATTCATCGCTTTAGTTTTATTATTGAAAAAGCGATGATTGATGATAATTTCTTGCCAGCGGTTACATATTACGTTGCCCGTTGGGATGATTACGAAAAAATATTTAACGAAAAAGTTGATATTCTTCAAAATGAAATTGATAATTTGCATGAACAAGCTACTGAATTAAAAATCACACTCGAAAGTCTCAATCCAGACCAATTCCCCAAGAAAGTAGATTTTGAAAATCATATAAACGACACAAATATTCATGTGACGATGACTGATAAAACGAATTGGAATACAAAAGAAAATACCGCGGGATCACAAGCAAAAGCGGATAGTGCATTAAACTCTGCAAAAGCATATACAGATAGCAAGATGGATAGTTACGGAGCGTGGATAAATGTACCCCTTGCCGCTGGTTACTCAACTGGTGACAGTAATACACCTCAATATCGACTTGTAGCAAAACAAACTTCTACCGGTTTGAAAACTTTTGCTGAATTCCGCGGATCAGTTGCTGGTACATTTATTAGTACAGCAAATAGTACTCTTGCAACAATGCCCGCTGGCACAAGACCAATTGTCACTTATTACGGTGCTGCCACTTCAAATAACGGGAACGGTGGTCGTATTGCTATTCCAGTTGACGGAAAGCTATTACAAGTGTCATCTACAGATAATGCTAATCCTTCGTACGTAAGCCTTTCAATGATATTATACGAAGTTGGCAATTAGGAGGAGTAAACATGAACTATAAACAGTTTTACGCATATGATGAAAATGGCAATTATCTCGAAACAATACTTGTGTTTGAAGATGAAAAAGGTTTAATCAATCAACCGAAAAATTCTACAAATATTGAACCTTCCATAATCGAAAACGGCATAGCAAGAGCAATGTATTATCCGCGTTGGAATGGGGAAGATTGGGACGAAGACAAGAAAAGATGGGAATTAGAAAACCCAATCATACCTGCAGAAAAAACTGAAATAGAAAAATTAAGAGAGGAATTACTACTCACCCAAGAGGCTTTAGCCGCACTATTTGAAAGTAATTTAGGGTGATGACATGGCTTATATGATACCAATTTATGTGAATTTAGTGATGAATAATCGAAAAACTATTGAAGAAGTTCCTGCGAATTTGCGAGGGCAGGTAAAAGCAAAAGTGGATGAGTTAAAACAAGAACAACAACGAATACAGTCAGAAGAAATAGAAGCCGAATAGGCTTATTTTTTTATGGGGGATGATGAAAATGTATGATGGTCTAGCAAAAGTATTTGATTATGCTTTAGCGAAAGAAATGTTCTTCGCGGCGCTCTTTGTAGCTCTTTTTATAATCTTACTAATTATCACAAAAAGAATTTGGGATGATTCAAAAATTGTAAGAATAGAAATGAAAGAAGAACGCGAAAAAGTGGAGGAAGAACGAGAGAAGCGTAATAAGGAATCGAAAGAAGAGAGAGATAAATTTATAAGTACGATGAACGAACAACAGCGATTGATGGATAGGCAAAATGACATGATGAAACAGCAACAACAATCAATTGACAGCTTGTCTAAATCAGTCGGAAAGTTAGCTCACAAAGTAGATTTGTTGGAACACAAAATAACGAAGTAAAGGATGATAGAAATGGAGTTTGGAAAAGAGTTACTAGTTTACATGACATTTTTAGTAGTTGTAACACCTGTGTTTGTTCAGGCGATTAAGAAGACGGAGTTAGTCCCGTCTAAGTGGCTTCCGACTGTTAGCATACTTATTGGTGCTATTCTGGGCGCGTTAGCAACGTTTTTGGATGGCTCTGGATCGCTTGCAACGATGATTTGGGCAGGCGCTTTAGCAGGAGCTGGTGGTACTGGATTATTTGAACAATTTACTAATCGAAGCAAAAAATATGGAGAGGATGATAAATAATGGCATTAACAGAGGCATGGTTAATCGAAAAAGCAAATCGTAAATTAAACGTTTCTGGAATGAATAAATCTGTAGCAGATAAAACCCGAAATGTAATTAAAAAAATGGCGAAAAAAGGAATCTATTTGTGTGTTGCGCAAGGTTATCGCTCGTCAGCAGAACAAAATGCGTTGTATGCGCAAGGTAGAACAAAACCTGGCGCGGTTGTCACAAATGCGAAAGGTGGACAATCTAATCATAATTACGGTGTTGCGGTAGACTTGTGTTTATACACAAGCGACGGAAAAAATGTTATTTGGGAGTCAACAACTTCGCGCTGGAAAACAGTTGTATCAGCTATGAAAGCAGAAGGATTTGCGTGGGGCGGAGATTGGAAGTCTTTTAAAGATTATCCGCATTTTGAATTATATGATGCTGCTGGCGGTGAAAAAGCTCCATCGACAAGCGCAAGCAAACCGAAGCCATCTGCAAGCTCAAATAAGAACGTTTACTACACAGAAAATCCACGAAAAATTAAAACACTAGTACAATGTGATCTATACAATTCAGTAGACTTTACAACAAAAAACAAAACCGGTGGCACATATCCGGTTGGCACAGTCTTCACGATTTCGGGGATGGGGAAAACGAAAGGCGGGACACCTCGCTTGAAAACGAAATCTGGTTACTATCTCACTGCTAACAAGAAGTTTGTTAAAAAGATTTAGTTTAATGCCCTCGCGTTTGCGGGGGTTTTTTTATTTAAGGATACTTTTGCGATACTTTAAAAGCTAATAAATAAGCTAAAATGAATATGACATCATTTTGTAGCTGTTAAGCGCTGTTAAGCACGTATAAAAGCATTTAAAAGCTGTTTAAAGTGATTTGAATTTAAAAAAAATGTTTACTTTTAAGCTAAATGTGTATAATATATATTGTAAGGACTTAAAACTTGGAGGGATGAAAATGGCAACTACAACTATAAAAAATACAGCCTTTTCGTTTAATAACCAAAAAGAATATAGCGAATTCATGAGTAGAATTGATAGGAAAGCAACAACTCTTAATAGTAATGTTAGGAAGACTAAACACAACCTTAAAGCCATCAAAGAGATAAAAATAGATGGTGAAACATATAAAGTTTAATGGAATTAAATGTAGAGATAAAGAGTATCTCAGGACTAACAGATACGGAAAGACAAGAAGTAATGAAATTTTCGTGTGGAAATACTGATATTGATCTATATTTACATGAGGATGCTCTCGAAGATTATATTTGTAATTTAACCCGTACGTTTGTACTTTTTATTGAAGGTACAGTTGCAGGATATTTTACATTAACATCTGATAGAGCGTTAATTACCAGAAAATCTGCACTTTCCCGGAAATTACCAAGTCATCCACACTTTACAGTTCATCGCGACTCTATTCCCGCCTTACAAATACACCATTTTGCGATTGGGGAACCTCATCAAAATAAGGGGAATGGTGTTATATTAATGAACTATTTAATAACCTTTATAAAGATTAAAATTTTACCAAATGTAGGCGCTACTTTGTTAACTGTGTATTCGCTCAAGGAAGCCGTTGGATTTTATAAAAAAATAGGTTTTGAAAAAACTGGCTGCCATTCGGATGTTAATGTTAATATGGCACTAGTAATAAGTGAAGTACTAGACGATTAAAATTAATAAAATCCTAACCGCCCTAACCTCAACGTTAGGGCTTTTTTTATGCAAAAAAACACGCTAAACATAAGCTTAGCGTAATTGTTATATCAATTCATTTTATCTAAAATCGGTTTAAAGTATTTATCTTCCGCATCTCTACGTGCTTTTATGGCATCATCTTTCTTTTCAAATCTGCCTAAAAAATGTAATTTTTTTTGAAAGGTAATAGAAGCTTCCCATTTATTTCTTTTCTCATCCCAACGCACGCCTTTTATCCCACTCTTGTTTCTTGCTGATAGGCTTCTAGTTAAAGCTGATTTCATAGTGCCATCGACTGCGTCTACTTCTAGTTTTCTTTTAAGGGCGTTTTTCTGTGCTGTTTCTGTCCTTAAATTTTTTTCAGCATATTCACGCCCATTTTCTTTAGCTAAACAACCGCAAGATTGAACATGACCACGTTTTAAATGTTGAGCTAATACTTCTTTTTCATTGCCACATACACAAATACAGTTCCATAACGCGTTACCATTTTCAGAACGAACAAACTCTTTAACTGTTAATCTTCCAAATTTCTTATTTGTCAAATCTATAACATGATTGTTCACTAGTGTCACTTCCTTTTAAACTTATCAAAGTAACTCATTTTTCTTCTCTTTTAACACGGTGATAGCATTTTCTAACGCTTTACAAACATCTTTTTTTATATTTACATGTTCTTCGTTTTCAAATCTATTGAACGTAAAAGGAAGTACTTCAATATTAGCAGACTCAAACTCTTTGATTAAGCAGTATAATTCGAATTCTTGTGCAGGAAATGAGAGTTTGTACTTGTCTAACAGGTGTTTAAATCCTGCAAGATCGTCAGAATTTTTTTCTATGTCTTCTAATTCAAACAAAACATCTGATACAGATAAACCCGAAATCAACGATAGCGAGCGTAGTATTGAAACAGTATATTTATTTAACGGTTTTTCGTTCTGGTCTTTTAAAGTGTTTTGTGAGATACCAGTTAATTTGCTTAACTGATACCTCGTCAAATCATGCTTTTTTAAGAATTCATCTAATAATTTAATTGTCATTTAGTTTAATTCCTCTTTATCATAAGATCTTGTGTAAATTAAATCGTCTTCAAATATTTCGAAACCATCAAATTCAAAATCTTCCCCGTAATAAACCCCTGCATCACTAACATGTTTTTCAGGACAACGAAAATACTGAGTTGCTGCTTCCCGTGTGTTACGCTCAACGCTTGTGAATAGTAGTTCTTCGTTATTTGTTTTCGCGTTTTTAATCAATTCAATTACATCGTTTTTATACATAGTTTTGCTCATTTCTACCACATTCCTTTTCTATTTTATATTTTTACCATTCTTCTAATTTATTGCCTTCGTTATCGGATAGAACAAAATCACTTTCGTTTTCATAACATGTTTTTAGAAACTCTTCAAAACTAGTTTTTTCACTACTTTCAAAGTCTTTTTCCTCTTCTTGGACCTCTTCATAAAGAGCTTTCGCTTCGCGTTCCATTAACTCTTTATATTCCTTTTCAGTTAACAGTGTGTCAGTTCCTTCATTGTACCAATAAGTTTTTCCCATTTGTCATCCATCCTTTTCAATCGTTTTCTTTACTATATTCACATTATACTACGAATATACGTAGTAGTCAATAGTTTTATCAATTTTATTTTAAAATAAAAAAATACCCCGAAAAAATTCGAGGTTGCTGTTATGTTCAGATGTAAAAAACGGGATGTCAAACAGCTAATAGTTGAATGAAATAATGAACGAAAATCGTTCATGTGAATATTATTACATAGATTTTTATGTAATACAACACTTTTTTAACACTTGATTTCAAGAACGTTTGTTCGTATAATGTTAGCAAGAGGTGACGGAAATGTATAATTTAATTGATGATATTTTAGAACATTCAATAGTTTTAGCAGATGCGTTAAAAAGAAATTGGTCAATAGAAGTACTGTTTTTAAAGAATAATCATCACATGCGATACAAGTATGTCGTGCCTGTCCACATTGATTACGAAAAACATATTGTACAGCTTGAACGCTTTGACGAACGAATAATCGACATTAATATAGAAGATATTATTTTTTGCGAGGTTATGACGTGAGACTATATAGCTTTAATGATTTTAAGTATATTTGTTACGTTGAAGGGAAGAAAGGTGCAGTGGAGAAACTATTTTCAGACATATTTGAAACGAAAAAGTTAAAAGCCTTTTGTAGAAAAGTAGAGAAGAAAGATATAGATTTAAAAACTATTTATCAAGAGTATTTAACGAAACAGGAAATTAAGCATAATTGAAAAATAAAGCGACTTCCTTCTATAGTATATGAGAAGGAAGTCAAAAACACCTTATTAACACCTTAACTAAATAACACTATATAACATTAGATAATATTTTATACTTAACAGGTTAAATGAAATAGCATTTAAAAACACAACAAGAAACGGGGAAGAACGCGGTGATATTGCCATTTCTTCCATGGTAAGGAAGGGGTCGTCGGTTCAAATCCGACAAGTGGCTTAAATAATATATGGATAATTTGTATGTTTCGCTAGTATGCGAGGCTTTTTTTATTGTTTAAAAGAATAATGATATTTATTATGGATATCTTGAATAGGTAGTATAAATCGATTATACTATGGGTATAATAACAGAACGGGTGGGGTGTTTTTTTGAAGGAGAAGAAGCAGCGGATTATTAAGTCGGCTAAAGAGGTGTTTCAAAAACAAGGGTATTTGAAGACGTCTGTACAAGATATGGTTGATGCAGCTGGGATTTCTAAAGGGACTTTTTATAATTATTTTACTTCGAAAGAGGAACTGGCAATTGTGATTTTTAAGCAGGAGTATTCTGTATTGCATCAGCGTTTGGAGTATACGATGGGGCTAGATGGGACGAAGAAGGATAATTTTACGGAGTGCTTGAAAATTATTATTCATTTTTATACGGAAAATGGGGAGATCTTGAATATTACGTTTTCTCAGACGATGATTGATGATGATTTTAATGCGTTCTTGCAGAATGTACGACTTAAGAATATGGAATGGGTTAAAAATCAGTTGTTAGAGGTTTATGGGAAGGAAACGGAGCCTTATATAAATGATATTACGATGTTGCTTAGCGGGATGGCGGCGATGTATGTCTTTGCTAGTGGTAGCAAGAATGTTGATTCAGGATTGATTGAGCGGGCTATTCCTTATGTGGTGAGAAGGCTTGATGCACTTGTGAAGGATATTTTGGAGAGCGGAGAGATTGTGTTTACGGAAGCGGACACAGAAAATCTGGTGCCGGATCAAACTATGATTAGAAAGAAAAGACTAGCTAAACTGCGGGGCGCGCTGGAGGAGTTAAATGTCGGGATTGAAAATGCGGATATTGATGACTCGGATAAATGGCAGTATAAGGAATCCATGAACGCGCTTGTTGGGGAGATTAACAATAATGAGGCGCCTAGAGATTTCATGGTTCAAGGAACATTGTTGTATCTTAAACAACATGTACCAGCAAGTTTGACCAAAGAGGTAAATAAATTAGAAGCTTGTGTGAACGGGCTTTTATAA